AGGTGTATCATCTAGCAATTACTATTGGAATTGTCTCATCCGAGTTATGGATGTTATTGATAGGGGCACTGGTTACAATAGTGGTATGGAGTTTGACCTCTTCTGGCCTCCTGTTAGAAGCAGAGAAGGAGAGAAGACTAACAGGTCACCATACTTCCCTGACTACAGGACTGGTTTCCAACACCCTGAGTCAAACCTCCTCGCATATTATGAGGAGAAGAAGAGTGTTGATAGATACTCTAAGGAAGCCATATATCAGGAGTCACATAATATTGACTCTCCGATATGGTATTATACTACTGACCGAAAGAATTATCGTGTCAGATTCAAACTAATTATCAACGACGTAGATTAATGGCAGGATTTGGAAAGAGTGCAGCCGAAAGGTCACTCGAAAAATCATCTCGAGAGTTAAGACAACTCCGTAAAATCATCGAGAAATATAAAGACGACCCTAAGGGTAAGAAAAAGATGATGAAGAAGATGCAGAAGTATTGGAGGAGTAATCTTTCAGTAGTGCATAGTATGGATGCTAAACCTACCGACTACATGGCAGACCTCCAAGAGGACTTGGGAAGGGTAAGTAAGCAACTCACACCTGTCGAAGACCCACGTGGTGAAGAGGGTGACAATGATGAAAGCGTACTAACCGACCACGATATGTCAGCAATTCGTGATATAATTAGTAAGGACAGTAAGGAATCCTAGTATGAGATACATCCTCTATACCGAAGACCATAAAGAACAAGGTCGTTACAATTCTGTGTATGATTTACGCAAATTTCTTTGCGATAGAAAATATGAGATAGATTGTGATAAAGATATCGGGGATACCTTTGATTACATACGCTCTATTGGGTGGTCTTTTGACATCGACTTAGAGCATACTCCTCAAAGGACTTGACATCTAGAATTTTTTCTGCTATAAATAACCATTGTTACAAAGGAATCGAAACTATCGTGCCCCTGCGTCGCATGTAAAAGACTCTCATGTCGAGAGAGTCAGAGAACATCCGCAGGATTTTTCTTGCGAGAAATTAAATCTATTATGACTATTAAATCTACTTTAGCAGCTCTAGCTGCCACTCCACTTCTTGCATCTGGTGCTGCTTTTGCAGGTCCTTATGTCAACGTAGAAGTAAACTCATCTTTAACTGGTAGCAACTACACAGGAACAACCACAGAATTACAGGTTGGATACGAAGGAGACAACTGGTATGTTTCTGGTGGTCCTATCACAACTGCACCTGACGGTGGAGAGTCTTCAACAGACTTCATTGGATATCTTGGTGGTTCTGTTGACGTAACCGAAGCAGTTGGAGTATACGGAGAGTTTTCTCTACAGACAGCAGACTCTGCTGACAACGCATACGGTGTTAAGTTAGGAACAAAATACACATTCTAACTATATAAGAATGTAATAACATGGAGGGTATTACACCCTCCTTTTCTTTTTCAATTTTTCAATGAAGACACCAGGAAATACAGCAATCTATACCAGAGACGGTTGCCCTTACTGCACAAAAATTAAAGAGGTTTACAAATCAAAGGGTTGGGTGTATGCTGAGTATAAGCTCAACTCAAACTTCACCAGAGAGCAATTCTATAGTGAGTTTGGCAGAGGAGCAACCTTCCCCCAAGTAATAATCTCTGGACATAAAATGGGTGGTTGCACCGAAACTGTAAAATACTTAAGAGAAAACACCTACCTGTAATGCAAAAGAATACTGAAGAATTGTATACTCTCGTAGACAGAGCACTAGACGAAGCGATGGTCAATCAGAGATTTCTATTCAAGATGTATCCGTATTTAAAAGCACAAAAATGGACACGAAGAGAAGTTAATGACTTCATTGAGTCCTCTGTAGCAGCAGAACTTAGTAACGCTGTGCTAGAGTTGGAAGGTTATATCAAGGGTGGTGATGCACAACTTAGGGAGTCTTATGGACACATCCCTAAACCAAAAGCAAGAAAGATAAAGGATTATCTTTACTCCATTCTAGAGGACGCTTGGAAGTATCATGCCGAGCGAAAACCTGGCAGAAAAAAAGTTACTAAATAAAGTACATAGTCGGAGGTAGCCCATGCAAGAATTAGAATTCATTTACATGGCATTCTTCCTAACCGTCGGAGCATTCCTCTTGGGAGCCATAATATCGTGGAATCTCAAGGGGATTTTTGATGAGTGGGTAGAGAAAGCAGATTACGCTGCTGTTACTATACACCCTGAGATGCAAGGCGAAGATGGATACGCAGACCCATCTGAGTTATTATACTTGCGTTTTACGGAAGAAGATGCTACAATAGATGACGATGAAGAATCTTAATTAGATTTTCACTATGAAATTGATGATTTCTGAGGTGCTTCGTAAAGCACACAATGCTAAAACAAAAGCGCAGAAGATAAAAATCCTGCAGGATAATAATACACAGACCCTAAGGTCATTATTCATTATGAATTATGATGATAGTTTGGTGTCTAGAATTCCACCAGGTGATGTCCCTTACACTCCTAACGAAGCACCTAAGGGCACAGAGCATACTCTTCTAGAAAAAGAAGGCAGTAAACTTTACTACTACTTTAAAGGTGGAGCAGACAATCTGCCTGCCCTAAAGATTGAGTCTATGTTTATCGCTCTTCTTGAAGGATTACATGCTGATGAGGCACAGGTTGTCATTGCAGCTATCAATAAAAATCTTCACAAGAAGTTTCGTATTACCAAAGCGGTTGTAGAAGAAGCATTTCCTTCAATCAAATGGGGTAATAGAGGCAGAAAGTAATGAAGATTATTGCAACTGACTGCAATATTGAAGCAGCAAATGATACTTCTCTTCCTTACACAGCATACCTTGTTGAATATAAATCAGAAGGTTATACTAAGTATGACATTGTGATGAGCAACAAGCAGTCTGAAATATTTGACCATTACTATGACAAATATAAGAAAGGCTTGATAAGATTTACCCAAGCGTCGGGTAAGATTAATCCAAAACTATGGCAAGACCCAAAAGAAAAGAAAGCGAAGAAAGGCAAAAAGTAATGGCAAACGATTACGTATTCTTTGACCCTCGTAAGAAGGCACAACAACAGGAAGAAGACAAAAAGAAACTTACTGAATTAGAAGAAGAAAGACTACGCAATCAAGAGATGGGAGAGAAAGCAGTTAAATGGATTGCTGACTTCACTGTCAAACCATTCGTTTTAATGCTAGTGTGGAATATGACAGTGCCTACCCTTGGTATAGCAACCATTGGATACTTTGGTGCAGTCGGACTTTATATTATTGCTAGGATTTTATTTAAGCATGACTAGAGTATGTTTAGTGAGCGTCACACCTGACGCAGAAAAGACTATGGGATACGTTGCTCGTGTGAGCAACCCAAAGAATCAAGACAACCCCTCTGTCGAGGGTCTATTGAGTTACTGTATCAAACACAACCACTGGTCTGTATTTGAGCAGGCATTCATGACACTTGAGATTAATACCACACGTGCTATCGCAGCACAGGTATTGAGACATAGAAGTTTTACATTCCAAGAGTTTTCTCAACGCTACGCTGATGCAGGGATGCTAGGTGACATTCCTACTCCTGACTTACGTCGACAAGATACTAAGAATAGACAGAATAGTATTGATGACATCGACCCGATTGTCAAAGCAAAATTTGATGCTAAAATAGAAGAGCACTTCTTCCAAGCACAACATATCTACAACGAAATGTTAGAGGAAGGAATTGCTAAAGAGTGTGCTAGAATGGTCTTGCCCTTAGCAACCCCAACCAGAATTTACATGAGTGGTAGTGTCCGTAGTTGGTTACACTACATCGAATTGCGGTCAGCAAATGGCACGCAGAAAGAACACATGGACATTGCTAACCTATGCAAAGAGCATCTTATCTGTCAGTTTCCAATCGTTGCTAAAGCAATGGGTTGGTGTGCTGAGGACAAAGAATGTGGATGCCCTGATGGTTGGGACGACTTACAACCCTGTTTAAAAATACTATGATACCTCACGCTAACTTCTCACCAGAGTATACAGTGCCGATTTCTATTGCAGTAATCACAGTGCTCTTTATATTCTATGGAATCTATAGAGGTTTCTTTGCTAATGAAGGGTTAACTGACCCATTTGATGACCACGATGACTGAATTAGGAACTAAAATGCTCAAGAAAAGATACCAGATTAAATCTAGGTTTTATTATATTTTCTGGGGCATCGCTACAGTATCCGTTGTAGCAGGACAAATCTATGTTGGTACAGGTTACCGACATATGGCAAACACAGTAGAGGACTTTAGAAATGCCTACATATCCCGTAATAAATACTAAGACTGGGGAGAAACAAGAACTCTCCATGTCTATGAAAAAGTATGACGAGTGGAGGAAAGAGAATCCAGATTGGGATAGGGACTGGAGTGCAGGCATCGCTGGCACTACATACGGTGACCCTAAACAATCTGATGGATTCAAGGAAGTAATGCAGAAGATTCAATCAGACCATCCACGAGCGAACTTGAGTCGCTATACCTAAATTATGCCCGCTAAAAAGAAAAACGGAAACGGAAACGGACGTTACGACCACTACTCTGTTAAGCAGATGAAGAGACGTAAGCCCATCAATCTAGACCACCTTAAAGTGATTGAGCCACTGACTCCAAATCAGGAGGCAGTCTTCAAAGCATATGAAGAAGGACAAAACCTTGTGTTGCATGGTTGTGCAGGCACAGGTAAGACTTTCATCTCACTTTATCTTGCACTACAACAAGTGCTAGACCCTGAGACACCTTATGAAAAAGTTTACATGGTGAGGTCTCTTGTCCCTACAAGAGAGATTGGTTTCCTACCAGGTGACCATGAGGATAAGTCAAATCTATATCAGATACCATACAAAAATATGGTGAAGTATATGTTTGAAATGCCTGATGACAATGCATTTGAATCACTCTATGCAAACCTTAGAGCACAGGACACAGTGTCATTCTGGTCAACATCATTT